TAGAGCAAGTCTGCTCCTGTTCTTTTTTAGTAGGGGAAGGTTTAATCAATATATAATAATATGATGGATAGAAATAAATTAATTAAAGAACTTATTTTTGATGAAGGTTATAAAACAGAAACCTATGAAGATCATCTTGGATTTCTTACATTAGGCGTTGGTCACTTAGTTTTAGATGCTGATCCTGAAATTAATCAACCAGTAGGAACTCCTGTTTCAGAAGAAAGAATTAGAGATTGTCTAAACAATGATATAGATATAGTTTGCAATGAATTAGATCGCAATTTACATTGGTGGAGAGGTTTAAATGACAATAAACAAAGAGTAATGGTAAATATGTGTTTTAACTTAGGTTATCCAAGATTAAGTAAATTTAAAAAATTCCTTGCTGCAATGAAAGATAATGATTTTGAAACTGCTGGAGAAGAAATGATGGACAGCAAATGGGCGACCCAAGTAGGTAACAGAGCTAAAAGATTAAAACAACGAGTTTTGGAAAACTAATGTTAAAAAAATATGTATTTAAACCGGGAATAAATAAAGAAGGAACTTCTTATGCAGAAGAAGGCGGTTGGTTTAATTCTGATAAAATTAGATTTCGTAGTGGCAGACCTGAAAAAATAGGCGGTTGGCAAAAAAATTCTAATAATACTTTTACAGGAACGTGCAGAAATATGCACTCTTGGAGAGATAAAGGACAAACAGATTACATAGGTCTAGGTACACATTTAAAGTGGTATGTGAAAGAAGGAGATGTATTTAGTGATGTAACTCCTATTAGAGCTACTACCACTAATGGCATAGTGTTTGCAGCTACTGATGGCTCTTCTACAATAACAGCTACGGATTCTAGTCACGGAGCTGTTGCTGGTGATTTTGTAACAATTTCAGGAGCAGCGACTTTGGGTGGTTTAATAACGGCTGCTGTTTTAAATCAAGAATATGAAATAGTAACAACTCCTTCGGCTAACACATACACTTTTACAGCGAAAGACACAGACGGAGATACCGTTACCGCAAATTCAAGTGATACAGGAAACGGAGGTTCGGGCGTAGACGGTTCGTATCAAATTAATACAGGTCTTGATACTTATGTAAAATCAACAGGTTGGGGTGTTGGAACATGGGGAGCAGGTACTTTTGGTTCTGCTTCTAATATTGATAGCTCAAGTCAATTAAGAAATTGGTCACAAGATAATTTTGGTGATGATTTAGTTGGTTGTATTCGATTAGGTGGTATTTATTATTGGGATGAATCAGGAGGAACAAGTGCAAGAGCTGAAGCTTTTTCAGATTTAACGGATGCAAGCGGTGCTCCTGTAGTTGCTTTGCAAATAATGGTATCTGAAGTAGATAGACACATTATATGTTTTGGTACAAATGCAATAGGTTCAACAACACTTGATCCTTTATTTGTTAGATGGTCAGATCAAGAAAGTTCTATTGATTGGACTCCAACTTCTGTTAATACAGCAGGAGGACAAAGATTATCGTCTGGTTCAACTATAATAGGAGCATTGCAAACTAGACAAGAAATACTTATATGGACTGATAAAAACATACAAAGTATGCGTTACAGTGGAGCACCTTTTATATTTACATTTAGTGAAATTGCTCAAGGTCCATCTATGATTTCTCCTAATGCTGCTATAAATGCAGATAATAAAGTTTTTTTTATGGATAGAGGTAGCTTTTACGTTTATACCGGAAGTGTTAGTACGTTACCTTGTGCGGTTCAAGATTATATATTTTCAGATATAAATTTAGGACAATCTTACAAAGTATTTGGCACATCAAATGTAGATAAAAATGAAATAATTTGGTTTTATCCTTCTGCTGATTCTAATGAAATAAATCGTTATGTAATTTTTAATTATTTAGAAAATCTTTGGAGTATTGGAACTAATACAGATTCATTTACAAGAACAGCATGGATAGAAGCACCTTCATTAGATAATCCAGTGGCTACAGAAAAAACAACCAACAGTAATATTAATTATTTATACGATCAAGAGATAGGAAATGATTCTGATGGCAGTGCAATGACAGCTTTTATAGAAACATCTGATTTTGATTTAGAACCAGATGGTGAAAATTTTATGTTCTTATCAAGAATAATACCTGATTTAAAATTTAGAAATTCTACTAGCACGGATGATACGTTATCTGTTTCTGTTAAAGGTGTTGATTTTCCTTTAGAAACTCCAACTACTTTAACAACAAGCAGTGTTAATTCATCCACACAACAAGCTTTTATAAGAGCAAGAACAAGACAAGCCATACTTAGATTTGAAAGTACAGGTGCTGGTTACGGATGGAGATTGGGTTCTTTTAGAATAGACATGAGACCAGACGGAAAAAGATAATGAGTCAAAAAACCACAGCACCTTTACCTATAGCACCTTTTGAATATAATTTTTCAAATGAATCATTAACCAGACAACAAATAGAACAAGCTATTCAATCTACTGAAGATGCTTTAACTTTATTAAAAGCAATGCAAGAAAGCGTTACGAGCAAATCCATTAGAAGACATCAATTTTTATTAATGGGAGTTGGTCAGTGAGTGATAATTTAAAAGTATTAGGTCAATTAGACCCTGCTGCAACAACAATTACTGTGCTTTATACAGTACCAGATATGACACAAACAACTGTTAGTTCTATTGTGGCAGCAAATCGCACAGGTTCTGCTATCACTTTTAGACTAAGTGTTCATGTGGCTGGTGCAGGTGCTGACGATAAACAATATTTATATTATGGCAAATCTGTTGCAGCAAATGATTCATTAACAATAGTAATAGGTATAACATTAAATCAAGCAGATGTTGTAAAGGTTTATACAAGTGCAGTGGATATGAGTTTTAATATGTTTGGATGCGAAACAAAAGAGGAAAGATAAAATGGATGCTAGAAAACAAGCACAAGAATTAGCAAGTATGGGTCGTTATGGCGACACCATGCTTATGCACGTTAATCCTAAAGAAGTTGAAGGATTAGCGTCTATTATGCCTATAACCATAAATCCTGAAACTGGGCAACCAGAAGCATTTATAGGAGCTATATTAGGCAGTTTGTTAGGTGGTGCTTTTCTTCCCGGACTTGCAGGTGGTACATGGTTAACTGCTGCTGGAGGAGCTGCACTAGGTTCTGGTTTAGGAACTTGGGCAGAAACAGGAGATTTAGAAAAAGGCATAGCATCAGCCGTATTAGGATACGGTGTCGGTAGTGTCATGGGAGATGTTGCTGGTTCTGGACTTGAAGCAGCCGGTGTTGACGCAAGTAAAGATATAGCTTTATCTAATGTAGGAAATTTAGCAGCAGAACAAAAAATATTAGAAGCAACAGCAGCAGCAGTTAACCAAGGCACAACTTTAGCTCCAGAATTAGCTCAACAAATAGGAGAAAATGCAAGAAAAATAGCTATGGAAAAAGGTTTAAATCCTTCTCAATTAGCAAATGTTAATGCAAAAGGAGCAAAATTTGCTGAAGCAGGTTACGGCAACATGACAGGCGGAGAAAGATTATCAAACATGGGTAGTAATCTTTTTTCTACTGATACATTAGATTCTATGTCTAGTAATTATCTTCCTATAGCTATAGGTGGAGGTTCTTTAGGAGCACAAAATGCTCAAGATCAATATCTTGAAGACATGGAACAATACAGATTAGATAAAGAAAAAAGAAGAAAAGAATTACTTGCTAATAATCCTGAACAAATACACAGAAGAAATCCTTATTATTCTATATATAACAGTAATGCAGGTGGTCAAATACCTTCATATGCAAACGGAGAAACTGTTGCTGGAATAGGTCCAGAAGGACAATTTACACCTTCTAATACTTATATGCCGGGCATAGATTCAGAATTTAATTACTTTCCAAACAGAGTAATACCTTCTTCTGCTATAAGTGCTGCACAAGCAGCAGCAAAAGAAGCAGAAATGGCTATTATGCCTAATCCTAGAGCCAGTATATATCAACCAATGGTATTGCCAGATTATGAAGACCCAGCAGCAGGAAGTGTTTTACAAAGAGTTAACCAAGCCAGAGAAGCAGGATTATCTGCCACTACTCAATTACTCAGTCCTTTTCGTAACGTAGGATTAGAAGGAGTTATGCAAGACTCAACCAATACAACAAGTACAACTGGAACTACTACTAATAATAATGAAACTTATGATGTTGGTGGTGGAAAAACAAATGATACAGACTTTGATT